CAAGCTGAACTAATTGCTTCTGAACTTGAGGATTTGAGAATGCTAGAAATAAAAAATAGGGAGATTAGATTATGAAGAAGACAGACACACTTTTTATAGGATTCATTTTGGGGTTATTAGTGATTGTAGCGCACCAAAGTATTATTGGGGGAAGCTTGTTCGCAGCATTGATGGTTTTAATCAATCTGCTTGATTCAAAAGAAAGGAGCAACTATGGCACGAGAAGAAGCGCTAAAAATCGGTAAAGTGATTGCTGATAATTGGTGGGCAAATAGCCGTCCTATTATTTTAAGCAAGCAACATATCGACAAGCAAAAAGCTTGGCAACAAATAAAAAGCGACTCCGCCGGCAAGCATTGAGTCGCAAACAAAATACATCTAAGGAGATGTTACCACATGGAAAAAGAACTTTCCACTCTAGATCAATATTTGATTGATCCTGATTGGGGCAAGCCGAAAATTGAGGAAACAAGTGGTCGAAAAATCAGATGTAATCTTCTGACAGATGAAGAACTAGCATGTGATCAAGATGATTTGGGCAATTTTGTGAGCATTTGGGATCATGTTTACCTTATTCATCTATCAAAACATTCAAACAAACCTGAATACATCTATGTCATCGAAGATGGCTTGATTGATGCGCTAGAAGAGTATGACAGAGATAACTTGATTGATATCTCTTATTACGGACCAGGTAAGAAATACATTGCTGAAATGGAGGCAGAATTTGATGAGTGAAATCAAAGGGACAACGAACTTTGAAAAACTTTTTAGTCGTAAGTTAAATAAAATTCTCAAGAAAAAAGGAAATTTTGATTATTTATCTTGGGCTCACGCGTGGGAGATTATGAAAAAGAATGATCCACAGGCAACGGTAACTATTAATGAGTACAAACACTACAGGGTTGTTTCTGGAACTCATCAAGACTTTCTTGTTGAGGAATATAAACCTTTTCTTATGGATGAAACTGGGACTTATGTATCTGTCTCAGTAACGGTTAAAGGACACACGGAAACCGAATTATTTCCTGTTTTAGATTATCGAAACCAACCAGTTGTTAAACCAAATGCAATGCAAATCAATAACTCATTGAAGCGATGCTTTGTGAAAGCATTGGCTCTACACGGACTGGGATTATATGTATTTCAAGGGGAAGATATTCCAACACCACCTAGAATCGATACAAAGAAATTAAACATGCTAGAGACGATTCTAGAAGCTTTCAATGAGCAGATGGGTAAAGATATGACCAAAACCTTAATCGAATATGTTAATGAGCAGACAGATAAATTAGGGCTCTTAGCTGATAACGTTGAAACTATTGAACAGTTAAGCTATGAGCAATGTGCCTTGATGGAGCGAGCAATAGCAGCTAAGAGAAAAGAATTAGATAAGAAGTGATATGAGTGTTTAAACCATTAATCGATTCATATTCAGCGGTTCTGAAAAAGTTCAAAGGAAAAGACATAAGCGCAACCATCAATGAGGAAGTGAACATTGATCGACTAAAGACGATGTATGACGGCTACGATGGTGATCGAGTCATTGAAATTCGTTTTATTGATCCTAGACGTTTCACTGTACAGCAACGAAACTTCATCTATGCGCTGATAGGCGATATTTTCATCGATACAGGCATGCCAACGGACTTCTGGAAGGAATTCTTCTACTTCCGTTTCGAAGGTGTCACAGGGCGCAAAATAAGCCTCAAAGATGAATCGAGCACAACCGTAAGTGATGCCAATATCTTAGCGAATATCATCCTAGATTTCATCTTTGAGCATGATATTCCGTTTAAAAATGGATATGAAATTTTGCCCCAAAACGAACAGTATTTCTTTTACAAATGCCTCACGAACAGGGTGTGCTGTAGTTGCGGAAAGAAAAATGCTGATATACATCACGTAGACTCTGTCGGCATGGGAAATAACCGAAAAAAAATAAACAATTCTGGTAGGCGCTTTATGGCTCTGTGCAGAGAATGCCATACGAAAATTCATGTCGAAGGTTTTACTACATTTACAACTAAAAGAAAGCTTACGGCAGTTGTTCTCAAAGACAGTGATTTAAAAAGATTGGGGTTGAATATCATTGAATGAATTATGGATGGATATCGAAGGATACGAGGGAGTATATCAAGTTAGTAGCTTAGGAAGAGTTAAATCTAATCGCCCTAACTATGTAATTAATAAGGGATACGTTAACAAAGAAGGATTTATTATGAAACCATCTGACAATGGGAAAGGGTATCAAATTATCTTCTTAAGCGGCAAAGGTTTTAGAGATAGAAGGTATGTCCATCGGCTAGTAGCTTTTCACTTTTTAAAAGAAGCGTATTTCGAAGGTGCTGAAGTCAATCATAAGAACGGAGATAAATCTAACAATACTGTTGAAAACCTAGAATGGCTCAGTTCTGATGATAATAAAAAGCATGCTAGAAAAAATGGATTAACTAACTTGAAAGGACCATCAAAACTAACTGATTTGCAAGCTTTAGCTATCAAGCGTTTATATACAAACAAATTGATGAGCTCCGGAGAAATAATGAAACTTTTTAATGTCAGCAGGCATACCGTGCTGAATATAGCTTCAGGGAAGACATTTAGTTTCTTGGAAGATTAAGAGAAACACAAAATAGGTGTGACTAATTTCAAAAATAAGTATCAAATCAAAGGGATTAAGTTAAACCAGGAAACAATTAAGAAACTTAGAATAGGAGGATAAAAAATATTGGCTGACAACAAACGATACTACTATTTAAAACTAAAAGAGAACTTCTTCGATAGCGACGAGATGGTTCTTTTAGAAAGTATGCCAGATGGATACATTTATTCTAATATTCTTCTCAAACTTTATTTAAGAAGTCTGAAACATGAAGGCAAACTAATGTTTAATGACAGGATTCCATTCAATTCTACAATGCTTGCGACTATTACAAGACACTCTGTGGGAGTTGTAGAAAAAGCAGTACAAATATTTCGTGATTTACAACTTATTGAGGTATTAGATAACGGAGCAATTTATATGTCTGATATACAAAGTTTTATTGGGAAATCTTCAACTGAAGCTGATAGGAAGAGAAAATACAGAAAAGAAATTGAGGAAGCAAAACAGAATTTAATAACAAGTGGACAAATGTCGGACAAATGTCCGGACAAAACTACACCAGAGTTAGAGATAGAGTTAGAGAAAGATATAGAGTTAGAGAAAGATATAGAGAATGTAACGCCTCCGAAAAAATCGAAGGCTAAGCCCATCCGTCATAAATACGGAGAGTATAAAAATGTTCTTTTGTCAGATGAGCAGATGGAGAAACTCAAAACAGAATTCCCTAATGACTACCAAGAGCGAATAGAACGGCTATCTGAGTATTGTGAATCATCAGGTAAGACTTATAAAAACTATTTGGCAACTATTCGAAGTTGGGCAAGGAAAGAAAAAAGTGAGCCTAAGAATGCAAGTGGTAGATACAAACGCACAGGACGACGAGAGAAGCTTCCAGAATGGGCAATCGACCAAGAAGCCTATCAAAAGAAAAAAGCGCTAGAACGAGCTAATAGACAATCAAAAGCACCATTCTAAGAGGTGGAAAATTGAAAATCGATTATCTAGAACTGATCAATGAAATAGCAAAGTACAAAACTGGTGAGGAAATAGAGATTCTGAGAGACGTTTATGAACAACTTGATGAAGCTGGAATCGAACGAATTAAGAATGATCGTTCAAGTTGGAGTAAACTCAGATACTATTTCGCACTTTATATCGATGCAACACAATTAAGAAATTTAGCTTATACAAAATTACTATTTGCTGATTGCGTTAAAGGATTGCAAAAACATCTTAGTGAACTTGAGCAGGTGTAATCAGATGGATCTAAAAACATTTACAGCACAGATCGAACTAATGCATCAAGAAGCTTTAAGACAAAGCGCCTCGTACGAAGACAAGTGGCTCAACACGTTCCATGGCGGACGTGAGAGCGCACTTGATCAAGTACTCAAATTACTGAAAGGAGAATGTCGGGATGGATAAGAAAGCGGCAATGCAGCGAATTATCGAATTGACTTATTCAGAAGATTGGCAAAATGACAAAGAAGCTGCTTCAGAAGTGATGAGGCTTGGAAGAGCGATGTGGGCAGACAAGAGCAACAAGCCAAGACCACGAAAAATCGCAATTTGGCACGGTGACAAACTTCTAGTGATAGGGACAGCTGAACAGTTAGCAAGTCTCACAGGCTTGCACGAGAAAATCGTGAGAAAAAGAGCTAGGTGTGGATACACAGACGTTAAGAAGAGAACGTTTAGATACGTGGAGGGATCGTCATGACAACAGAAGAAGTGATTCAAATGCGTATTCGAAACATTCAGCGTGAAATTGACGATCTAGAACGAACAAAGGCAGTGATGGTCAATGAAACGGCTAGAAAGGCAATCGATTTGCACATAGAGAACTTAAGAAGGGAAATTCGGAGATTGGAGGAATGAGCGTGGATAAGAAAGCAGCAATGAAACGAATCATCGAACTGACACATTCTGAGAATTGGCAAGAAGACAAAGAAATAGTTGCAGAAGTCCAAAAGCTCGGTAAATCAATGTGGACTGAAAAACCCAAACGGAAAACGCCGAGAAAGATTGCAATTTGGCATGGTGATCGAATTCTAGTGACAGGTACTGCTGAACAGTTATCTGAAATTACTGGTCTGAGCAAAAACATTATTTGGGATAGAGCTAGGAGCTTATGGATTGATTCAAAAGGACGACAGTTTAGGTATGTGGAGGAGAAAAAATGCTAGATATGAAAATCGAAGATTATCGAATTACCAGTGATTCTAGAAATATTGTCTTATCGAAGGTAAGACGAGATGAGGAAGGAAACATTCGCTACACCGAAGCAAAAGAAGAATCACGAGCAGATATTGGATACTTCCAAACTGTCTCATCGTGTTTAAAGGCGATACAACGCGATTACGTGTTAAGTGAAGAAAGAACGATAAAAAGTATTATCGAGTACAAAAAAGCGTTAGAAAACATCACTAGGCAGTTTGAACAGGCATGTGAGATCGAGGAGGAGAAGTAATGGACGAACTAATCACAAAAGTAGAGCAGTGGGCAAAAGATAAGAGATTGGATCAAGCAGATCCAAAAGCACAGTTTTTGAAAGTAGCTGAGGAATTCGGAGAAATTGCTTCGGCAATGGCAAGAAGTAATGATGAGCTATTTAAAGATAGCGTAGGAGACGTAATCGTCACACTGATTATCCTTTCCATGCAAAAAGGGACAAACGTACAAGAGTGTTTAGAAATGGCATACAACGAAATCAAAGGACGCACAGGGAAAATGGTAGATGGTGTATTCGTGAAGTCGAGTGATTTGGAGAACAGCGAATGATGATGCCAAAAGAAATCTATTCAGATGCATTAAGAGGTGCTAGAAATCAATTGAAAATGGCGAAAAGAACATACGAAATTCGGCCCACAATCGAAAATGAACGCAGAGTAAAAGCAATTAGACGCAGATGTTCAATTTACGGCGAGTTACAGAAGGAGGACAGCAAATGATACCGAGATTTCGAGCGTGGGATAAAAAAACAGAAACTATACAAGAGATAGAATCAATATCTTTCAAAGAAAAAAAGCTAGTGATTGATCAAAAATCTGTCACTTGGTTCAACTCGGATTATATTAGAAACTCTGACGAAGTTGAACTCATGCAATCCACAGGACTGAAAGATAAGAATGGTGTGGAGATATTTGAAGGGGATTTGGTAGAGCATGACGATAATTTAAATGGTGATTGGGAAACATTTGAAGCTTGTGAAGTTGTATATGACAAAGATTACGCTCAATTTTGTTTTAAATGGGATGCCGGTAATTTCCTGACGGATTATCGCAATTTAAATGTTATCGGAAATATATACGAGAATAGCGAGTTATTGGAGGAACAGCGATGAATAAACAGGAAGCAATCAAAAAGTTAGAAAGTATTAAAGCGATAGGAAATGATGCAATAGCTGCTTGCTATAACGAGAGTATAAATTCAGGTATTACGTTAATGAAAAAAATAGACGAACCGCAGAAACCAGTTATTCCACAACTCGTGGCCGGTTGGCTTGAGAAATCTACGGACCCTTTTACAAAAGCTGAAAAAATAGCGTATTTAATCAAATCTAAAGATGGTGATTCATATTATTTCTGTGATTGGTTTGTACGAGATGGCATAGTGACGCAAGAGCAAGGAGAAGAATTACTCGCTTGGGCAACAAGACAATCATATGAAACACTATTGAGCCTATACAACGGCTACGAGGTTGAGAAAGAGCCGTTATGGGCAATAAAGAATGCCGATGGAAACTATCTTACTAAATGTGCTTTATGGGGAAAAGATGGAGTAAATTATAGTTTTGAATGCAATCCATCTCATCGATTGCTTTTCACTGATAAAGCAACAGCGGATGCTGCAGCATTGTTGGTGAATGGAACAGTGGAAGAGGTGGTAGAAAGATGAAACTAAAAGACGGATTTTACGCTAGCAGTCACGGTATCGGCGGTTTAATGCTAGATATGCCGACAAAGAACCCTAAAACACGCAAGAAATCAAAATTCAAAGTCGGTGACATGGTCCGCTGTGAAGCAGAAGAGTTCGTTTATCCGTTCAGAGGATACGTTAAAAAGATACTGTCAAACTCAGCAATCATTCGTATTGAAAATACAATGAAGTGTGATCGTTCGACTGCAAAACACAAGCATTATTTAGCTGTAGCGAGATTAGTTGACATGGAAGTAATCAAGAGCAAATAAAAAAAGCCGGATCGCTCCGACTGATTCAATAAATCCAACACATTTATTATATCACATAAAGGAGCGGTTTGACTTGATGCAATTGTT